AATTTAGAACTGCGGCTGAACAAATCCAAAGGTCATTTAGTGCTGGAATAGGTGCGGCAGATTTATTTAGAGAAAAAGGTGTAAGAAATATGCTTGGCTTCCAAGCTGGAGCAACAGTTTCGATAGAACAAACAGTAGAAGCATTTAATAAAGTATTTGGTAAAGGTGGAAAGTTTGGAAATTCAACAGATGAACTAGCACAAACATTAACAGGAACTTTATCAATGATTGGAGATAAAGTTTTTAATTTTAAAAGAGTTTTATTAGATGCTGGTTTTTTTTCACAACTTAAAAAACAATTTGGCGATCTTAATAAATCATTAGAACAAAACTCAGAAACTATGGACAAGATTGCAGTAACCATTGGAACAGTTTTAGCAGTAGCAGTTGAGAAATTAGCAAATGGTTTTAAATTTTTAGCAGAACACTCAGACAAAGTAGTTACCGCATTTAAAATTCTTATATCTTATAAACTTGCAAAAACATTTATTGAAATTGGTCGAGCATTAATACCTATTGTTGCTGGTATGAGAGCCTTAGTTTCTTTATCAGGAGTAGGTCTTGGTTTAGTTGCGGCTTCAGTATTAGCGGCTAAACTTACTTTTGATAAATTAGGAGAAGCAATAGATGATGTTGAAGATAAAATTAATTCTAATTTTGAAGCACAAAAAAAAGCATACGACCCAACAATGCTAATTCCACAAATACATAGTCAAAAGGAAATAACAAAAGAATTAAAAAAACAAGAAAAAATTCATTTTAACATTTTTGAATCTAATAGAAAACTTGTAGATGCAGTAAAAGATTCAGAAGAAAAATCACTTAATAGAATTATAGGTGCAAATAGAAATATTTTTGATGAACAACAAAAAATAGAGAAATCAGTAAAAGGTCAAGCAACAGTACAAGAAGAAGTAATAGAAAAGTTAAGAAGACAAAATAATGAATTTTCTATATCTTCAGAAATACTTGGAACTATAAATTCATTTACAACTAGAGTATCAAGGTCAATAGCAGAAGCAGTTGTACTTGGTAAATCTCTTAATATGTCATTTAAAGAATTAGCACAAAATTTATTGGTAGATGTTCTTGCTAAAATGATTGAAAGAATAATGTTGCTTACAATAGAAAAATTAATTGTAGAAAAAATATTTAAACAAGACAACAGCAGATTAAACACAGAAAAAAACATTACAAAAGAAAAGAAAAAACAAGTTATACTACAAGCCTTGCTTTTGGCTATGGGTGCTGGTGGCGGTGGTGGTGGCGGTAGTGCTATGCCTGGTGGTTTTGCACAAGGTGGAGCAGTATCAAAAGGTAAGCCTGTACTTGTAGGAGAAAGAGGTGCAGAAATTTTTGTTCCAAACAGTACAGGTCAAATAGTTCAAAACGCAAGAGGACAAGGTGGTGGTGGAGTAAATGTTAATTTTACAATTAACACAATAGATTCAAGAGGGTTTAGTGATGCTTTACAAGAGAATAGAGGTACTATAACAGGAATAATAAATAATGCTTTAGCAGAAAAAGGAAGAAGTGAGTTAGTATAATGAGTGGTGCATTTCCAATATCAACATCTAAATTTGAAACACTTGGTATAAAGTCTAAACAAAATACACTTATTTCTAAATCTCTTTCAGGAAAAAAATTATCAAGACAAGTAGATAATCAAAGATTTTTATTTACTGCTAGAATTATTACAGCAAAAAGGTCAGATGTTTATGGAGAACTTATGGCTTTTATTATTAAACAAAGATCAGGAAAAGAAAATTTTACAATAATCCCACCTGAAATAGAAGATGCTAGAGGTAGCGAAACAGGAACAGTTTTAGTTAATGGTGTTCACGCAGTTGGAGACACTACTATTGCTATGGATGCTTTTGCTGGAGATGGTGCTGGAAGATTTAAAGCTGGGGATTTTATTAAATTTGCATCACATAATAAAGTTTATATGGTTGTCGCTGATGTAACAAGTTCATCAAATGCGGCTACTGTAACAATAGAACCACCACTTATTACTGCTCTTGCAGATAACTCTGTTGTAACTTATGACAATGTTTCTTTCACAGTTCATTTAACTAACGATATTCAAGAGTTTGGAGTAGTGGGTGCAGATAAAGATGGAAACTTATTGTATCAATTTGAGTTAGATGTTGAAGAAACTCTTTAATGAAAAAATACAAAATTACACACTTAGTAAGTGCTGAGTTTAAAGCTACTGCGATTGTTAATGAAGATGAAATAGACGAAAAAACAAACGATTTAAAAGCTTATAAAAAACCTGATGGTAAATTTAATTTTACCATGTTAAAAGGTACTGAAAACATAATAAGAACATTTTACGAGGAACATGGCACGAACACTAACGACAGCAGTAAAAAACGAGTTATTAACAGGTCAGATTAGACCAATACATCTTATAGAGATAGGTTTTTCAACACCTGTTTATTTAACTGATTGTGGTTTTAATTTAACATCCTCTATTTCAGGTTCAAGTCGAACTTATACTGCTTCTGCATTTCTTGTAGGAGCATCATCATTTGAAGAACAAGTAGATATTACAAAAACAACATTAAGCTTATCTTTATCAGGAGCAGACCAAACATTTATATCAACTGTTTTAAATGAAAATATTGTAAATGACACAGTTGAAATTTACAGAGGATTATTAGATTCAAGCAACGCTATAATAGCTGACCCAATATTATTATATTCAGGAAACATAGATACTTTTGAAATATCAGAGACAGAAACTCAATCAAATGTTAAATTAATTATTGTATCTCATTGGGCTAACTTTGATAAAAAGTCAGGTAGAAAAACAAACAATGCTTCACAACAAAGGTTTTTTAGTACAGATGTTGGAATGGATTTTTCAAGTCAAACTGTATTAGACCTTAAATGGGGTAGAGAATAATGCACGAAGTAATAATTTTTTTACAAACTTTTGATAAATACAAACAATTTACTTATCAGGAATTGTGGCTACACATACAACCATCTTTTTTTTATAATCAATATAAAATATTTAGAGATGAAGATAAAAAAATATTTGGATTTATTAATTGGGCTTGGGTAGATGAAAAAACTAAAGAACAATATTTTAAAACAGGAAAAGTAAAAAAATGGAATTGTGGAAATAATTTAGTAACTGTAAATTTTGTTGCAAAAAAAAATATATTACAAATTGTTAGATGGTGTAAAAAAGAATCAACAAAAATAATGGGTGTTAATAAACAAGTTAATTGGTTAAGAATGGACAAAAATTTTATAATTAAAAAAATTAAAAAGATACAAACAAAAGGTAGTTGGCTATGGGAGATGCAGTAGATAAAGTAATTGATACAGGTAAAAAAGCAGTAGGAACTGTTTTTAGCATTTTTAGTGGTAATTTTAACCCTTATGTTGCTTTAGGTGTATTTGCTATCGGTTGGTTATTTGCAAGATCAATGAAACCTGATGTTCCTGATTTTGGAACAAACGATTTTGAGGAAACCGAAAGAGGAATATTATTAAACAAACAATCTAACAATGCTTGTATTCCTGTAATTTATGGAGAAAGATTAGTTGGTGGAACAAGAGTATTTATAGAGACTTCAGGAACAGATAATACTTACCTTTATGTTGCTTTAGTTCTTGCAGAGGGAGAGGTAAATTCAATAGAACAAATAAAAGTTGATGACAAAGTAGTAACATTTGATGGTGCATTAACTCATGGTACAGTAAGAGAAGTAGCAAATAGTGATAGTAATTTTTATAAAGCAGACCCAAATGTTGATGGGTCGTCAGCAGAAAGTACAATTCAGATACAAGCTTTTATGGGAACAGATGACCAAGTAGCATCAAGTGTTTTAACACCTTTATCATCATGGGGAAGTAACCATAGACTTAGAGGTGTGTGTTATTTAGCGATGAGATTCAAATGGAATCAAGATGTGTTTGGTGGAATACCTATTGTTCAAGCTAAAGTAAGAGGTAAAAAAGTTGTTACACTAGCATCTAATTTATCAGAGCAAACTGCATCATTTTCTACTAATCCAGCTTTTTGTTTATTAGATTATTTAAGAAACGAAAGATATGGAAAAGGAATTGCAACATCAAATTTAGATTTACAAAGTTTTTACGATGCTTCACAAGTTTGCGTTACACAAGTTACACCATATTCAGGTGGTAGTGATATTAATATATTTGATTGTAATTCTGTTGTAGATACATCAAAAAAAGTATTAGACAATGTAAGAGACATAGTAAAAGGAATGAGAGGTTATCTTCCTTATGTTCAAGGTAAATATAAATTAGTTATTGAAACCACAGGTTCAGCTTCAGTATCATTAACAGAAGATGATATTATAGGTGGATATGCTTTAGCTTCTCCTACAAAAAATTCAAAATTTAATAGAGTTATTGTTTCATATATTGACCCAGCGAGAAACTATCAAGTTAATGAAGTTCAATACCCAGCAATAGATGATAGTGGATATGCGTCAGCAGATCAACACTCAACAATGAAAACTGCTGATGGTGGATTTTTATTAGAGGGCAGATTTGATTTTAAAACTATTACTTCAACTTACCAAGCTGAAGAAATGGCTGAAATTATTTTAAGAAGATCAAGAGAGTCTTTAGGTCTTAGTATTAACTGTGGATTTAAGGCTTACGAACTACACATAGGAGATATTGTAAATATTACTTTAACAAGTTTAGGATTTACAACTAAAGCTTTTAGAGTTTTATCTATGACATTTAATGAAGATTATACTATCAATCTTAACTTGGTAGAATATCAAGCATCACATTATACTTGGGCAAGTAAAGCACAAGTAAGTTCAACACCATCAACAAATTTACCTAGCCCATTTACTATTCAAGCACCAGCAAGTGTAACTTTAACAGATACTTTAGTTGAATATAATGATGGAACTGTAATTGTTGCTTTGAATATAACTTTAGGTGCTTCTACTGACAAATTTATAGATTATTACCAAGTAGAATATAAATTAAGTACAGATTCAAATTTTATTATATATTCACAAGGTTCAGGATTAAATCATAGAGTTTTAAATGTAATAGACCAATCAACTTATGACGTTAGAGTTAAAGCTGTTAATCATTTTGGAGTTTCATCATCTTACGTTACAGCACAAAGAAAAATTGTTGGAGCAATACTACCACCATCTGATGTTGAGGATTTTTCATGTAATATTACAGGGCAAGATGCACATTTAAGTTGGACAGCCATAAGTGATTTAGATTTAGCATATTATCAAATAAGATTTTCTTCTTTAACTGATGGAACAGCAGATTGGCTTAATTCTGTTAATTTAGTAACTAAGGTTTCAAGACCAGCAACATCTGTTACAGTACCAGCTAGAGTTGGAACATACCTTATAAAAGCAGTAGATAAATTAGGAAACTTTAGTTCAAACGCAACAGCAATAATTTCAAATGTTACAAGTGCAGACAATTTTAACGCACTAACAACTGTTAATGAACATCCTAGTTTTGCTGGAACTAAAACAAATGTTTCTGTATCTGATGATGCTATTATATTAAACTCTAGTGAATTATTTGATGCGGCTTCAGGATTGTTTGATGCCAATGCTACTAGATTTTTTGATTCTGGTGTAGCAAATGCAGACTTCTTAGCTTCAGGTAATTATCAATTTGCTGATGTCATTGATATAGGAGCAAAACACACAGTAAGAGTTACAGCTTCTTTAACACAATCAGCAAGAAACTTAGATGACCTTTTTGATAATAGAAGTGGTAATTTTGATTCTGGTAAATCTAATTTTGATGGAGACACACCAGCTAATTGTGATGCACACTTAGAAATTGCTACAAGTGATGATAATTCAACTTATACATCTTTTCAAAGTTTTGTTATTGGAAATTACACCGCTAGATATTTTAAATTTAGAATAGTTTTAACTTCAACTGATTTAGCTTCAACTGCTGTTGTATCTGCTGTAACAGTAACAGTAGATATGCCTGATAGAATATTTAGTGGAAATGATATATCTTCTGGAACAAGCACAAAAACTGTTTCTTTTACAACACCATTTAAAACTACTGCTTACGCAGTTGGTATTACAGGAGAAAATATGGCAACAGGAGATTTCTTTACAGTTTCTAATAAAACTGTTAATAGTTTTGACGTTTTATTTAAAAATTCTAGTGGAACAAATGTTTCTAGAACATTTGATTTTATTGCAAAAGGTTTTTAATAGGAGTATAAGAAAATATGGCTCAACACGACATGAATATTGCGAATCAGAGTTTCCCTGATTTTAGAACAGATTTAAACAATTCTTTATCAGCAATTAACTCAATGCACTCAGGCACTTCAAGACCAAGTGGTGCTGTTGCTGGTACTCTATGGCTGGACACAACGAACTCAGGCTCAAATAGTTTAACAGTTAAATTTTATGATGGCTCAGATGATATTACTTTTGCAACAATAAATACTTCTGCAAATACAGTAGATTTTAGCGATTCTTCAATAGATACTGTTACTTTTAAACAAGAGGGAACAAATTTTACAGGGTCATTATTACTTGGTCACTCAACAACAGGAACTTTAGATGCGGCTCAATATAATACAGGAGTTGGT